GATGTAGTTACTGGACAAGAACAAACTTCTGGACTACAAAATCCACTACATCCAGTTCCCGAACTTCCAGTGCCACCGCAAGAACCATCATATTGAACTCCGTAACGGGCTTGTGTTTTCGCTCCAGATGGAGGAAAGATGCAACGAGTTTCTGATACGGCAACACCAATACAACAAACACAGGTTGTGTAAACGGGCGGAGCAACATAACCACATGCTTCGCTATTTGTCTCAATTGGTCCTTCGGTATATGTTCCACATGAACCGTCTGCATAAGAATCATATAAATCAAAACCCGTACAAACGCCTCCCAAGAATGTTCCAAATGCATCACAGACTGGAGGCGGCGGTGGTGGTGGAGTGGGCGGTGGTGGAGGAGTAGGTGGTGGTGGGGGAGGAACGGGTGGTGGAGGTGGTGGAGGAGGGGGAGGAGGGGGAGGTGCTAAAGGAATAATTGCCGAAGATGCAGCGCTTACCGAAGAACTTTCACCATAGTTTGTAGTTGCAAAAACAGTAAAAGTGTATGAAACACCATTTGTTAGACCAGTAATGCTTAATGGAGAATCTCCCTCATACACAGCCCCACCAGGGCTTGCCGTTGTTGTGTAAAAAACTAAATCTTTACCTATATATGTAGATGGAGTAAAAGTTAGAACAGTTGATGCGTTCTGACCGTTGGTTGCAGAAGGCGTTCCTGGTGTTGTTGGGACATCCCCACCACCTCCAACAGCGCCAAGAATAGGCATTAGGCTGCTAAGTCTCCAATGGCAATCCAAGTATTGGTTGCTCGTTTAATTAAAGTAGCACCAGAATATTGTGCTCTTAACTTAAGACCTGGTGTTCCGTTAATGGTAACTCCTGCAGTTGCTACAATTGTTGTTTGTCCAACACCCGTTTGTAGAACAGTAATCTGTGTTCCAACAGGGAAGGCAACAGTAGCGTTCAATGGTACAGTCAAAGAGTTTGCTGTAGCAAATGAAACCTCAACAATTTTTCCGTCATCTAAAAGTACTAATGTATACGAAGCTACTTGAGCGTTTGTAGCTAAATGGTATACAACATTACCAGTAGTGTTTAATGATGTTCCTGTTGCTACACCAATATCTGGTGTAGTGAGCGCTAACGATGCAGCAAGTTTTGCCGTTGTTATTGAAGCAGCAGCAATACTTGCTGTTCCAATTGCCCCTGCGTCAAAACCTGTTCCAGCGGAAAGGTTGTTAACAAAAGTTTCAATTGAACCATTGTTTGAGTTATGCTCTGAAGCAACAATTGGTGCTCCATTAGTAAATGTAAACGGAATAGTTATTGTTGCCATGATGTATACCTCATTTTAATATTATGTTCCACGAATTTTTCTCCTTTTAAATTTGTAAGCGATACTATTTAAACCCCATTTTCTTCCAGGGTATATTGTATCATCTGTATTATCATCGGGACCCTCAAATTGCAATTGTATTGAATACCCTCTACCAAGAGGGGCAATACCTTTTCTTTTGATTTGTGATCCTATTGTACTAATGCCATAAACAGCAGTACCGTAAACACCACCAGCGCCCGAAGTTGAGTATGTTGCACCAGTTACAACGGGGTTCAGAGTAATTACTCTAGTTCCACCAGATTGATTGGTTTCATCATAATTCTTGAATGTTTTTAAACGGATAGCTGTTGCTGTAGAAACTTCTTTTAATACAAAATATGGGCGAATAAAAGATTTAAGTTGTACATATCTATCATCATCAAAGAACGGGGTTGTGTAATATGATGAAAATTGACCAGAAAATGTAGCGGGTGCATCGTCTTTTACATTATCATAATCATCAACATACATAACATAAGCAAAATCTTCATCTGGGACAACCATTAAATAATAAGGGACATCATTCACATCACGCCATTCACAACCATTAACTAAACCATACCCAGCAACAAACTCTAAGTCTGGAGCTGCAATTAATGGATCAAAGTATATAGCGGTTTGAAACATTGTATAAGCACCTTGACTGCCAATAGTTGGATCAAAAATCAAATTAACGCTTGGATACTCTGGTGGTGTACCATCGTCTGATGGTCTGTATGGTAAAGAAATCCATAATCTATTTCTAATAAAGGTAAGTGTAATGTTTTCTAATTTATCAGTACTAACTTCTCTCTCTGTAATAATTGGTCTAATTCTATCAAAAATATCCTGAATCCCATTTCTATTATAGAAGTACAGTCCATTGGGGTAATCAAAGAAGAAAACGCCTCCAGCGCCCTCACAAGCTTGCTGAGGGTAATCTATGCCCAGTTGCGTTGTCAACTCTACAAGCTGAAAACTGTCTGCATCGTAGCCCATCAAAAGATACATTGCTTTTGGTTTAAATATCAATAATTGACCATCAATTATCTGTATCCCCGTAATTCCCTCTCCGCCAGCAATAATGTCAATATAATCATCTTGATACCAATTTGTTGGCAAAGATTCATGAGACCAACGCAATCTATTTGGGTACGCTACACCATTTTCATAAGTATTAGCTACAAACAATTTATTAGCATGAGCCCTTGCATGTTCTGCACGGGGCATATAACCGCCCGCTGGAATCTCATAAGGCTGCCATGTTGGTCCAGATGCAGCCAACTGTGTTGCATAGACATCTCCAATAGTCCAGCTATACATAAAGCTAGAACCCTTCCCAACCGCCATATAAATAGTATCTTCCCATTGAGTAATGGAAGCACCATTTGTTGATACTACTGGAACGGTATTAAAAGCATCAACTGAAAGAACAGTAAAATTACCACCAGTTGATTTACGAATTTTACCATTAGCAGATGCTGCATACCCAGTGGAAAGAATAATGTGTGGACTTGCAGTGTCTTTATAATTAAATAAAGTTTTAGGATTCCAAACTGTTCCTGAGCTAACAACGGCAGTTGTATGCTTTGTTTGATACCCTGCACGACTAAATACTCCGCCTCTTGGATCAATTTCAACATTCATCATACCAGGAGATTCATTTTCAGCTAACTGAAACTGGTCAGCACGAAAGTTTAAACCTCCTGTAAAATCAAAGATCTGTTTAAAATTGATCGTTGCCATTTAGTACATTCTACCTAATGGTGGACTCCCAGGTAATACTTGAATTCCAGCAAATGAACCAGACAAATAAGTGCCAGACAATTGCAAACCACCACTTAAAATTATAGGTTGGTTATTATTAGGGGATGTTAAATTTGCTTTAGCTAGGGATACACCAGTATCAAAATGCTTCATATAAACATTAGCCATCTCCGAATCTTCTTGGAACTGAAAGATACGAGCAAGAGTAAAGTTGACAAGCATCATATGGAATTCATTATCAATATCTACATATTGAACACTTTCTGAGTTATTAGAATCTGTTAACCAACTATAATCTGGTTGACGATAACCCAAAATGTTTAAAGTATATACACCATTTGGTTTTGGATATAATCTAAGTGAGTTATTCCAAAGAGTCCAGTACGCTGGAATGTTAGATTGGTCTGTTGTTCCATTCCAAATCTGTTGTGCTTTAAAGTTATCAAGATAAATTAACTCTAGTCCATACCCACCAGTCTCATCTTCACCTTGAACTGACACAACATTGATTATTTCTCTAATGCTTGCCGTAGTTAAGTTTGCTTGTGGGGTTGTAATATACGGGGACCAAGTAGTGACTAAAACAAAGTTAGTACTATAGTCACGAATATCTTCAAGGGTTTGAATTTGATAGGAAGTTTGGAACCAAGGGAGGCGGCTATCTAGAGCGACAATTCTTTGATAACCTTCTTTAATAAATTGCAACACCAAGTCTTGATTAATATCATCAACATCTGGGTTGTATCCAATTTCTAATTGAGACAAAGATTCAATTAATTGAATTAAATAAAAAGAATTTAAACCAGTTGTTAGTGTTGTTGACGGGGCTGCCATTTATAATCTCCTATACCAATTATTCTACCGATTCTCCAAATGCTCTTTGTGCAAGCTTTGAAGCATCAAAAACTTCCCCTTCGGCAAGAGGAGAGACTTTATTAGCAAGCGCTCGTAAATGACCAATGCAAAGGCTTGTTCCTTGAGAAACTGGACCTTGACATATTTCACCTACTTTTGTAATAGCATTGCAAGTTTCATACTGCACAAAATATGGTCTACCGCTCGGAGGAGCTAATTCCATCCCTGGCATCATACCACCTGCAGGCATGATATTTGACAATTCAGTTCCTGATACTGATCCATACGGCTCAGTTCCAGCAAGCATTTGTGGTTTTGATACATGTTCTCTTTGAGCCATTATAATCCTCCGATTAAAATATCTTCTATATACTGTTTGTTTTGTTACCTATAATAAGCCTATAAATAGCCAATACGGGGAGAGTTACCCGAAGGATGGTAACTTTTAAACTCCCCGTACTAACCGATCTTTTGATTGTTAATTAACCGACTCTTACATACTCAACGCTTGAGAGGTAGCCTTTTGCTACCACTGAAGTGTTGTCTGCAATAATACGGGCAATAACATTACCTGAAGTTGCAGGCTGAATAAAGCCCTCAACGGTATGAATGTTACCTGCAGTTGCTGCAGTTGTAGTTGTTTGCGCTGCTGGCAAATCATATGCCGCACCGTTTGTAACTACTTCTGTCGCTGCACCAGTTGGTTGATTACCTACATAAGCCAAGAATGTTGGCGAAGCTGGACCACTGATTGAAACAGCATGACCATCAGTTGTTGCAGCACAAGTTGTCATTACCGTAAATTTAAAACGATAAGTATTTCCTGCTTTTGCATAAAAACTGAGACCAGTCAAGTCTGCATATGAAGTCGTTGAAGTGACATCTGCAGGCAGAACTACTCTGTTTGTATATTGAAAGGTTGATCCTACTTGGACATCACCTGTTACTGTTGTTGTTGCCATAATATTTATTTCTCCTTTGTAACCCATTGGTTACGATAAACCCATCCCCAAAGGGCGGGGGGATATTGGATAACATCCCTATTTTTTTATTTTAAAGTAAATGTTCAGGGCTTACCTTCAAGCCCCAAACAATTACAATTCTTAATTAAGCTGTCTTTGCTGTGAGTTTTGCTTGACGCTTACGGTTGCTGCAAGTAAGTTCACCGAACGAAAGAATCAACGCATAACGAGCGTCAACGCCTGCAACGGTTCCCTTTTGGAACTCAGTGGTGTTAAACCAATGACCGTTCATACCAGTCAAC